GCCTCCGCGACGGCCTCACTAACCTATGAATTCTCGGTGGAGCACGTCGAATAATAGATGCCCTATACGGTCGCATTTGTTAATGCACATCCGGGTGCTTGGCTGCCACGTCTATATTTTCTGACCCTGACGTGGACCGACTCCATTGACCCCAATTCGGTAAGTGTCAACATTTACCGGAGCACGGTCAGTGGAGGACCGTATACCAAAATTGCCGGTGGGATTCCCATGGGTACACAAATCTACAACGATTTGACCGTGACCCCGGGAATCCCATATTTTTATGTAGTGACCGAAGTAGATAACGGAGCCAATGAGAGCGCCTTTTCAGTCGAGATGTCTGGCACGCCAGGACCTATAGCCTGATGCTAAAACGCATTCTTCTGACAATGGGACTTCTGGGACTGGCCGTTCTTTGGCCCATGCAGGCGCATGCCCAATGCGCCAACGTCACGGTCTGTACGGCCGCGGGCGTGGACAATACCTCCGTCCAGAACGCCCTCAACAGCATCAACAAAGACGGTACCGTACTAAGTGTGCCGTCGGGCTCCACGACCTGGACCAGTGCGGTTACCTGGAACGGGGCCTTTAGTATCACCCTTCAGGGCCAGTCGACCGTCACAGGCGCTGGAACACAAACTCCGAGCACCGTGGATAACACCACCATCTCGGCCGCTCAGGGCCAGATAGTTATAAATACTGCACTAGGCAAGTCCTTTCGTCTGACGGGCTTTACCTTCCAAATCTCGGACCCCGGTTCGGACTTCAACGGACCCCTGCGCTTTAACGGCCCCACAACGCAATTGCGAGTGGACCATAACCACTTTTTCCATATGCAGGCCGTGGGCATCATAGATGGCCCCTTGGGCGTCGTGGACCACAACTTTTTTGATTTCAGTACCTCCCAAACGGTCTTCAATGGCTTCCGAATTGGCAATGGCGCCTGGAATGGCTTCTCGTTTGGTGATGGCTCCTGGGCCGATAACAGCAATTTTGGTACCAGCAAGTTCCTGTTCTTTGAAGACAATACGGCTTTCCATGGCTTCATAAATGACTGCAATGATGGCGGCCGTTTTGTGATGCGCCACAACTACTTCCATGTGGCATCCATGCAGGGCCATGAGATGGAAAGCCGCATGCAGGGCTGCCGGGCCTGGGAGGTCTACAGCAACATCTTCTTTGCCGAACCCGGTGAGCAGAATGGCGTGGACACCTCGCCATCCATGCTCTTTAGAACCGGCACGGGCCTGATTTGGAATAACACCACCAACTATCTGAGTGGGCCGGGATTGGTCAATTTCAACAACGACCGCTCCTGTAATAACACCAGCACTTGTTCGGCCTCCACATTTAGCGCAGCCAGCTCGGCTTGTGTTACTGGAGGGGGCTCTTTTAACTGCTGGGGCTATGCCTGCAATCATGGGGGTGCGTCGGTTGTTGGCCAGTGTACCTCTACAAACACTCTACCAAACAGCCCTTCGGGTTTCGATGGCAATACCGACATCTTTGGCTATCCGGCCTTTGAACAAATAGGCCGTGGCAAGGGCGACCTCTTTCCGCAGTTCGACTTCAATAACATCTCGTTCTGGAATGCCGGTGAGCCCACTTGGCCTCATCAGGCCCTGGAGCCGGTCTACCTTTGGCTGAATACCCTAACGGGCTCTACCAGTCTGGTTAGCTTCCCGGTTGGCGGTCCGCTATTTCAGGAAAATAGAGACTACTACATGGACCGGGCCGGTTCGACCGGCGTCACTTCCGGCACATCCATACCGGGCTCCTGTACGGGCCAACAGGCCTTTTGGCAAACCACCACCAGCACGCTCTTCCAGTGCAATGGCGCGACCTATGCCAGCTTCTATACACCCTTTACCTATCCGCATCCCTTGACTATTAGTACCGGCTGGACCTATGTCCAGGACGGAGCCATCACCAGCTGCAATGCCGGAAGCAGCACCTGCACCTTTGGGGCCAACAATGTGGCGCCCACTACGGCCGGCACAATCTGGGTCGTGCGTATTCATACGGGCTGCAATAATGCCAATCCCTGTGGTGCCGGCAATGTCACAATCACCAACGTTAGCGGTGGCGGGGCCAACTGGCACCTGTGTCCGGCTCCGGGCTGCCACCTCAACAACGCGGCCTTCGACGATAACCAGGATTTGGCCTATGGCTTTGGCGGAGCACCTGGAACTACAAGTATCACCGTTACGCTATCGGGGCCGGCCGTGCAGTTCTGGGGCGGCAACTTTATAGAAATTCTGCCACCGCCTGGCTCCGTTCCGGCCATTGACGCCGTTGGGACCACCACATCCTCCAGCTGCACGACCTGCACGGCCCCTAATTTGACCCTGAGTGGTATGGACGCCGTTGTGGCCGTGTTGTCGGGCAATGGCGCCACGGCCTGGAACAGCTTCAGCGCGCCCTATATCACGGATATTGCCAGCGATGGCATTGGACTGAACATCACGAACGGCGCTGGACCCACAGTTGCCGTGCCCAGTCCGGGCGGCGATTTCAGCTCCATTGCCTTTACCTCTTCGCTTGGGACCTTTACACCCCAGGCCACACCTATCTCAGTGGTGAACTACACCACCGTGCAGCCCACCTGCACAGCCGGAACGCCCTGTTCCATTACGGTTCCATCTACCAGTTCCACCAACTTGCTCTATTTGGAGGCCGGAGACCTCAATTCGGGTTCCATTAGTGCCGTTTGCAGCAGCAGTAGCACCTGCACTGGAACCGACGATGGCTGGGTCGTTCCGACCACCTGCAAGATTCTATTGACTGTGCCCCAGAACAGTTGGCTCAGTTGTGCCTATAACCTATCGGCCACGGCAGGTCGAACAAGGGTGCGCGTCACTATGACCGGAAGCGGTCCAACGCAGTTCGGGGTCTTTGAGGCCTCAAGCGGCGGTGGAACTTTCACGCTGGACCAGATTGCCTCCAGAAGCAACGGTAACAACATCGACCCTCCGGGTGTCAGTTTCTGTGCCTCGGGTTGCAGTGCTCCGGCGCTTGCCGGACCCGATATCGTCTTCGGGGCGCTCTTTGGACCCGGTGGTCCATCGGGTGTAACCTTTGACCCCTTGCCTTTGGGCGGTGCCAATTGGTTCTTTAACCAGGCCGCCATGGGTGTGAGGGCCAACGTCACTGGTGACGAGAAGCCTGTCTGGGCCTATGGCATCAGTAACAATCCCACCACGGCCACAGGTGTGGCTTTCTTGGCCGCTGCGGCTGCACCGCCATCCTGTGTTCAGCCTGTAATCAGCAATGTTGTGGCCACTCCGAACGGCAGTGGCACCCAAGAGACTATATCCTGGACTACCAGCGTTGCAGCTGATAGTTTGGTGGTCTTTGGGATTAACAACGCAGGCAATCTCACGAGCATCACAGATACGGGTGGTGTAACCAGCCACAGTGTACCGCTCTCGAATCTTTTGCCTAACACACAATATGGTTATGGCATCCGTTCCAGGGCCATATCCGGCGGGACGCCCTGTGGTTCGGCCTTCTACGGCTTCGTAGACAACACGCAGCAGTTCACAACGGCCGCAGCGCCAGCCGGGACCGCAGACTACTACATGGTCCCGGATGTCTCGCCCAAGTTCGTCACCCAGGGCTTTGGGGTCTATTTGGGCCTGCGTGCGGGCAATCTGGTCGGAACGGTGCCCAATAACACCGTTACGGTTCGTGTGACAGGCCTGCCCAATTTCGTGAGCCTGACCTGGACGGACCAGCAAATCCTGGGCATAGCCGGCACGGTCTCTACAACCACGGTTGCCAACGATACTCTAAAGTGGTTTCAGCTGGCCAATACGGAATTGCGCATCCTAACTAACCAGGGTGGCACCACAACGCCAGGCGCCTATACACTTACCTTTACGGCCTCTGGTACGGGTGTCCCAACCCACACGGCCACGATGCCCCTGACTGTGGATGCCGCCAGTACGCCCTTTGGGATTGCATTCCCCTTTGGCACACCTAGTTCCTTTCCGGCTATTCCAGACTTGGCTACCTATAAGTCCACGGCCACGACCTATGGACCAATCCACTGCGCCCAAGACCTGGATGTAAGTCCCAGGACCATCCGGCCCAACGATAACGCCAACCTGACGCCTGTCGGCCCGGCCATCCAAAAAGGCTCCTGGTACTATGATGGTGTCAGGGTCTATTGGAATGTCCAGGCCCTCACAAACGATGGCAACAATTATGAGCAGTGCCGGGCCAACGTCCGAGCGGTCTATAGAGATGGCTACGTCATTCCCAACAATGGCGCAATCCAGGTCTTTACGATGTTCCCTGAAGGGTCCTATAAGGACTACGTGGCTCAGAACGATGCGGCCTCGCTCAATGCCCTGAATCTGATGGATGCGCATACCTATGCGCCAGGCAATGAGGTCCAGGTCTCGGTACGTTATCTGCAGCGCGAAGTGGCCTATTCGCTCAAGAATGATATCTTCGCCACGGCTGCGAATCAGAACAATGTTAGATTTGCGCATCCCACTTCCTTCTGGCTGCAATTCCACTTGGACCACGTCCTGGGTCATGTGGACCAGATTTGCCGTAGCCAAAACGCCGACTATTGGGAAACCTTCATGACCGGCCTGGAGGCCGACGCGCTCATAGACTATTATGAGAAGGTCAGCCAGGATGCACGCATTCCTTCGGCCATCAAGTGTCTGGCAGACTATATCTTCACGAACGCCTGGAATACCATCTCGGATGACCAAGGTGCGTTTCAGTACGACATCTGGCGTGGGGCCACCAATTTCGGAATCGCCAACGGTGGCGCCAGCAGCATGGTCCCGCTCAACCTGCTTATTGCGCCCATGTATGGCTGGCTGTTTGCCAAGACCGGCCTAACGCAATATCAAACTGAGGGCGACACCATTTGGGACCATGGCGTGTTATTGGATGGCGCAGCCGGTGGTATTGCTAACCAACTCAACCAGGCCTATCCGGGTGGCAATTCCGGCAAGCTCTTCTCCCAACAATACTACTGGGGCCCCAAGTACGTGAACTATCGTAGTGGCATCTCCACGTTGGCGCCCCCAACCAATTTGCACGTCACTCCGAACGTAGTGCCCTAAATGGCCATAGCCTTTGTCCAAGCCAAGAACAACCAGGCCGCGCCCAACAGTGGTGTAAACAACACCGTAAGTATTACCACCACGGCGGGCAATCTGCTGGTCCTAATGAGCTACACGGACAAGGCCAGCAACCTGACGCCTACCATTTCGGACAGCGCCAGTCAGACATGGACCCAGGCCGGGAGCAATCCCACCGTCGGTAATGGCATTTGCACGATGTGGTATATGCCCAACTCCGCGTCGGTTACTTCGGTCTCGGTGGCATGGGCAACCTATTCGGGGGGTGCCACAACCTCGGTAGTGGTTTTTGAATTCAGTGGCGCGGCCCTGAGTACACCACTGGATAGCAATGCCTCAAATCCCGTGACCTCTTCGGGTGCGGCCACTGCGACTTCCTTGGCCAGCGGCTCTCTCAGCACCAGCAACGCCAACGATGTTCTGGTCTATGCCGTAGGCGAAAACGGCAACCAAAGCAATAGCTTCACGGTTGGAAGCGGTTTCACCTTGCCCTCAGGCGGCCAGGTGGCTACAAATGGCCGGGCGGCTATGGCCTACAAGATAGTGGCCCTAACACAGTCCGGGGCCACCGTTACAATGAGCTGGTCCTCAAACGTAGGCGGTGACCGTTTGGGCATTCTTGGGGCCTTTGCCGACACCAACCAAGGCGCATCTTTTGTCTTTGAGGATGATAGCCCGCCGCAGTTCCAACCCCCACCAACTGAACCCATCATAAGTGTCTGGTAAATGATACAATATTTCTGGCCAAGTGACGATGAGCAGCTAGCCGGACAGTGGACCGACAGCCATTTTGATGAGGATGGCGCTTGGTGGGCCACGGTGCAGCAGTGCGGAGCCACACTGGCGTTGGCTGTTACGCTGGCCCTTACGGCCAGCACAACGAGTCTTGCGTCTCAAGTCTTCAGTCAGGTCCAGGATGACCCGGCTGGCAGTCTGGTCAACAATCCCCTGGTTCAAGAGGAATACTGGCAGAATCCGGTAGCGCCTCTTAACTGGCCCCAGACCTCGGTCTTTACAGACGATGACGTGCATCCGACATTCGTGTCGGCCTTCACGCCGGATGATGGCGATTTTGCCGCGCTGGTCCCGCCCGTCCAGGCCTCTAACTTTGTTGGACTGCCCTTGGGTGTGGATGATGCCACGCCGCAGTTTCCGGCCGCAACCAACCCCCTGGATGGCTCCGAACTTTGGTCGCCCCAGATTCAGCCCTGGGACCCCAACTGGACGTTGCTCTTCTTCTTGGACGATGGCTCCACAGTTCCGGTCTTCCAGTATGATGAGGACTTTTGGAACAGCGGCGTAGCGCCCAGCAATTGGCCGCAGCCCCAGCAGCCCTTTAACGCCGATGATGCGGATGGTTTTATCGCGCTCTTTACAGGCGATGATGAGGCCGTTTGGGCGCCCCAGGTACCGGCCCTTCCGGACAGCCTGAGAGCCTTCCAGCCCTTTCTGCTGGAACAGCATGAGCCCACCGGCAACCTCTTTTCCTTCACGGATGAGGTCTATTGGCAGAACCCCACGGCGCCTGTTCCGGATAGCATCTGGCTCCTGCGCCAGGATGCCTTCGATAGTCAGGACCCTGTTGGCAACCTCACCCTTATCTTGGATGATGGATTCCAGCAGGGTTGGCAGCCCTTTCAACCGCAGCCCGACCCCGGTGGTCTAAGACTTCTCCAGCAGTGGCCCTTTGAGCAGAATGAACCCGGTGGTCTATACGCCCTCAGAGATGAGGATTTTTGGCAGAATCCAGTTCCGCCCGTCAACTGGACCTATCCCATCCTGCCGGTTATCGATGAGACCATCTCGACCTTCGTCCAGAACTTTGCCCAGGATGAGGACTTCTGGCAGCAGCCCGTCGTGGCTCCGGTTGTTGCTTCGAACATCTATAATCAGCCCTTTAGCCTCTTGGGCCAACAGGAAGACGATGTACCCGTTCTGGTCACACCGCCTCCGATTGTGGTGCCCTTCTGCCCCCTGCCACCTGCCGGTCCGGATGCCGATGTGAGCATTAGTACATTTGGCGGCAAGCAGCCCACGTTGGCGCTCTTCTGCCGGATTTGCAATAGCGGCAAGCCCCTGGTCGTGCGAGCCGATTACGCCATCTGGTGCCAGGACTGCTGCGCCTTTGTGAGTAAACAAGACACCTACCAAGGCACCGTAAGGGGTCCGGGCCAGTTCAGGAGCATCTTCTAATGATTGACGAAGTCGCCGTAAAGCAGGCCCTACTTAAGAATGCCAACGCCCAAGGCTCGCTCTCGAATGAAGAGGCCTTTCGGGCCTCCATCGAGAAGTTCCAGGGCAATGTCCGGGACCACACGCCCCTGATTGTGGATGTGAGCTCCTCGGCCGAAAAGCGGTTTGCCTTGGACATGGCCAATTTGGAGGCCTTGGCCCAAGAGAGTTTGGACCCGCAAATGCGCCGGATTGCCGAAATTACTGTGCGGAGCCTGAAGTTCCTGGCGCGCACCAAGGATAATAACTAATGGCCGTTCTATCACATATATTTGTTCCAGCCCAAGGCTCGGGTGGTATCGAAAGTGTTATCAAGGTGGCGGCTTTGGCCGGTCAGGCCTCTTCGGCCGAAATAGCCTTGGGTAACAATCAGCTCTTTATGGTGACGGCTTTCTTTGTGGGTGCGGCACCCACCGGAGCTGCCAACATCAATCTGGCCTTTGGCCCCACGGGCATGGCTGCTGCTGCAGCCACAGACATTGGCCTGTCGGCCACAGGCTTTGCCGGGGGTTCACCCTCTCTTACCTACACGGTATGGGATACTGGTGACTCATTCAAGAGTATCCGTTTCTGGAATAACGCCCAGGCGGCTGCAACAGTGGACATTTACGTAACTAGACTGTCGAGGGTCTAAACTTGGCTAACGCATTTCCAACGACGGGGGCCTCGGGCCGAGTGCGCCAGAATATGGGCACGCACTACAACACGCCTGTGGGCGGAATGATGGGCGGCGGCAACGAAGGCGCCCAGGAGAACATCGCTGCAAACGACGATGACCAGCAGGAGTCCGAGCGCTCCAGAAGGGTCAAGAAGCTTCAATTCGTAAGCGCCGAACTCAAGCGCATGCGCTACTTTAGAAGGCAATACGACCTCCGACGGGCCCACTACTATAGACAATATCTAGGCCAACGGGACGAGAAGTTCTATCCCGACAACATCACCAAGCGCTCCAACACCTTCGTACCTTATCCATTCTCTACGGTGGAGAACATCGTGGCCCGGACCATGGATGCCTTCTTCTCTATGGAGGACTGGTTTGAGGTCAAGGAGAAGCCTCCTTACTCCGAGGAAAACCAAGCCGACCAGATGCAGTTGGCCCTGCAGGATAAGCTACACAAGGCCAATCTGTTGGGGGCCTTCGAACAGCTGGTGCGCAATCTGGTAATCTATGGCCAGAATGCTATCAAGGTGGATTGGGATTTTGGATTCACCACCGTTGTAAGCAAGGAACCAATCTTCGTCCAGCAGCCCGTAGTGGACCCCATGACCGGCCAGCCCGTGATTGACCCCTCAACAGGTCAGCCCGCTATGCAGCCCGTAATGGGACCGGATGGACAGCCTCTAATCCAGGGCTATCAGGCCAAGCAGGAAGAGGTTCCCAAGGCCTGCCCCAGGTTCACGGTTATCGATGTCTTCGATTACCTCTATGACCCCGATGGGGCCTATGAGGCCCATCTGACCGAGCGCACCTGGAGAGAACTTAGGCAAGAACAGGAAGCCTCACTCCAGGCCATGCAGAACGACCCCAACCGTCAACCGGCCTACTTCGAGGAGGGCCTGGCCGAGCTGGAGCAGCGCTTGGCCAACGAGGAGGACCCCGACGAAATCGTGATTCGGTTGGCCGAGTTCTGGAACCGCAACGACAATACCTGGACCATCATGACCTTTGGCGAAGACCCCGAAGGCATCTCATTTAAGGACCTTCGTGCCTCTTTCCGTGCCACCGCCTATTCGCCTTATAAACGACGCATTTATGGAGGCGAAACAATTATGCTCTTTGATGGCGAGAATCCCTTTTTCCATAAGCGAAGTCCCATCATACATTCGGATTTTATCAAGTTGCCGAATGAGGCTTTTGGCCTGGGCGCAATCGAGATTATCTCCGACCTCAGTGAAGCCCTGAACCGCTTCTGCAACATGATTGCTGACAACTGGAATATCGGTATTAACCACCGGTATGCCTATGATATCAATGCCGAGATTGACCACCAGAGCCTGCAGCAGTTCAACGTGCCAGGCGGCTTTGTGGGCATCGCGGGCGACCCCCAAAAGATGATTTTTCCGCTGCCGCAGTTCACGCCAGCTGCCCAGGACTATCAAATCATGGATGTTTACAGGGGCATGGTTGAAATGGCCTCGGGTGTGAGCGACTTCTATGGCAAGGGCGTAGGCGGACCCCAAGGCAACAAGACCGCCACGGGCATCCAGCAAATTATCGGCGAATCGAACTATAGACTCAAGATGTTCATTCGGAACCTTGAGGTCGATATCCTGCAGCCCCTCTTGGAGATGTGCGCCTCTATGGTGCAGCAGTTTGTGGATAGGCCCTGGTCGGTGGAGAATCCCCAGGCCGAACAGCCAGGCCAGCAGCCCAGCATCATGGTAGACCCCAAGGAACTAATTGGGACCTATCAGTTCAATATTGTGGCCGCGAATTATGCCACCAGCAAAATCGTACGGCAGCGCAACCTCATGGCCCTGGCCAAGATTCTGGAGAACAATCCCTACATCAATGGCGAAGTGGCCACCCGGGAGCTCCTCAAGACCTTCGAGCTCAAGCACATCGATGAGCTCCTAAAGAGCCCTCAACAGGTCCAGCAGGAACAGCAGCAACAGATGCAACAGCAGCTTATGCTGCAGCAGATTCAGCACGGCCAGGAGTTGGAGAAAATCGACGCCCAAGGCAAGGCCGATGCATTGGTGGCTAGTGTGAGCCCCTCGCCTATTGCGTCTTCAGGAGAGCCAATTGGCGGACATCATATTCCCAATAACAACCCAGGCCACTCCAAGCCCCCCGGTGGTAAAGGACCTGGTAAAGGCAAAAAGTCCAAGCCCGGTGGAAGGCCCGCCAAGGCCCAGTTCGAAGGCAAAACGCCTGGCGAGGGACCCACAGCGATGATGCGGCAGTTGGGTGGCAAGATTGGGTCGGGTGGTATGGGACTAGAAGGCCTGGGGGAACTGCCCCCACCGGAGTGAAATGCCAGCTAAAGCCAAGCTTCAAATTGTAGAAATCGAGAAAGAAGACCTTAAGCCCCTGGGCTCCGTCAAGGAGTGCCAGGCGGCCATCTTGAGCCTCCGGGCCCATCTGGGCTTCGAGGAGCTCCTGAGGCGCATGCGTCTGACCCGGACCATGCTTAGGTCCCGGTTGGAAACTGATACCGAGGCCGATGTGGCCGGTCTAAGGGCCCTTATCCAGGCCTATGGTTTTGTGGAGCGGCAGCTTAAGCAGGAGACCGGAAGGCCCCTGCCCGAGGAGCCCCGGCAGGCCTTCGAGGAGGAGCAACAGGAGTATGACCGCATTTCAAAAGCCCTCCAGCTTATCGGTGGCAACAGACCCGTCTAGGGACATTTTGACAAAATACTATGAGCTCCGACGGAGCTGCTGCATGGAAATCAACATTACACTATGCCTCCGGCACCTGACGGAGCGCCTGCAACAGGGTTGGCGCCTAACAAAAGATAATGGCCCCGACAGCCTGCCTTGCTATGATTGCGTAAACGGAACTAGCGCCACAAGCGCTAAATAAGCGCCCGCCACAAGCGGGTAGGAGCAACATGGACCAATTACCAAACGAGGCCCAGACCACAACGCTGGCGCCCGAAGCCACAGAGCCAAATGGCGAGTGGAACCCACCCACCGGAGATGAGGATTTCGATTCCCTATTCCAGCGTGTGGGGGCAGATGGAGAAAGCATTGCGGACTCCAATGCCATCCCTGCAGACCAGACAACTGAGTCGGCAGAGCCTGCGCCCGATGCCACCAAGGCCGCATCTGAGCCCTCGAGGTTCGAACTAAAGACCTCCACGGGTACGGTCTACAAGACCCCGGATGATGCCATCAAGGGTATCGAGCAGAAAGACCAGCTCATCAATCAATTGAGGAGCATGGTTGCCGCAGTAACCGGAGAGGACCCCCTTAGCAAAGCCGGGATTAAACCGGGACAGACAACTGCCCCCGCCAAGCCCGTATCCTATTTGCAGGACCGTCGAAGGTTCGCGCAAGACCTTACAAAGGCCGCCGAACTGGGCCAACGAGATGATAGCTGGGACCCTTATGGAAATGTGTTGGGCCAGTACATCTACGAAATTGTCCAGAGCGCGGTCGGGCCGTATATGCCCGTGGTACAGAGCGTCGGGAAGCAGCAGGCCATGGCCTCAGTGGCCAAGGAAAATCCTGCCTTCCAGGAGTTCTATAACAGCCCGGAATATCATAAGGTTCTTGAAGAACGGCCTAAGCTGGCCGGCTTTATCCAGTTTGCCGAAGCCCAACCCACCATGCAGGAGGAACTTAAGGAACTGTATGAGAGCGTTTGGGACCATTCGCAGGCTCGTAAGCTGCCAGAGCTGGTAAAACAAAGCCAGCAACCCCAACATCCCACGCCCAGAATGCCCTCCCAGCCAGTCTCACGTCCCAGTCTTCAGGTGCCCGATAGGGGTCAAACCGTAGCACATACGGCCAAACCCTCTTTGAGCACACCCGAGGGCCGCAAGGCCATCATTGAAGCCGCGGAACGTACCGGCCTGGCCGATGTGCAATTCTAGGCCCTAAAATCAAAGGAGATTTTAGATGGCAGACGTAATCACAGTAACTGCCGGGAGTGCTGGACAAGCAGGTTCTACAGCCGCGGAACTCATTACCTACATGAGTGCGCGCCTTTTGGAAGTCGCCGAACTGAATACCATTTTGGACCAGTTTGGTGACAAGCATCCTTTGCCGGCGAATAGTTCCAAAACTATTCGCTTCACGCGCGAAGAGAAGCTCTCTGTTTCGTCCAGTCCTACCCAGCTAACGGAAGGTGTTCCGCCAGACGCTTCGGCGCTCACCATCAACCAGTTTGAGGCCATCACCGAGCAGTATGGTGCACTCATTCGTTTGAGCGATTTGGCCGAACTGACCGCCCGCCACAACCTTGTGGAACGCACAATCTATGTGCTTGGACTGCAGGCCGCGGAAACCTACGACCAGTTGATTTACAACGTGCTCAACGCCGGCACCACGGTCTATAGGCCCAACAACAAGGCCAACGACACTTCGCTCGTTGGCTCGGACGTTGTGACCTCGGTGGACCTTATTGAAGTTGAGGCCACGCTCAATGGCAACGGCGCCAGGCCCTACGAGAGCGGCTATTATGCTTTCGTAACGAGCCCTCAGCCCTATGCCGCTTTGCTCAAGGACCCGGACTTCAAGGCCGCGGCACAGTTCCGTGCGCCTGAGAAAATCTGGCGTGGTGAAGTCGGAGAGCTCTATGGCTTCCGCGTCATCCGCTCGAACTCTCCGGCCTTCGCGGCCACCTCACAGGCCTCGGCGGGCCAGAGCTCCCTGGTCTACAGCTCGTTCGCAATCGGACGATTTGCCTACCAGATTTCGGACCTCCAGAATTTGCGCGTCTATGTTGTGGCGCCTGGCGGTCAGGCTGACCCCCTGCAGCAGTCTCGAAAGATTGGCTGGAAGTTTGCCTTCAAGAGCCTCATCACGAACCAGAACTGGGTCATCGTGGTGCGCAGCTCGGGCCTGAACTCCAAGACCAACTAATTAACCCCATTCAGAGGGCCCTAAATTGGGCCCTCAAAGGACTAAACTATGGCAAGCATGAAAGCGAATCCCCTCGGAGAGCTGAAGATGGAAATCGTCAGCAACGGTGTTACCGAGTCCGGGGGCTATTCTCTCGACAGCGCGCCCAGCTTTAGGTCTCAGGTGCCCGTGAAGGATGGCCTGGCAGGTCAGGAAACCTTCAAGGTCGACGCCAAGAAACCCACTAGCCGAGCCGAAGTCGAGAAGCGCCGTATGCACATTGATTCGGGTGCAGATTTGCGCGGTGCCAGTATGAATAAGGAGTTCGGTAAGGGCGACGGAAGTGCCGATGACTTCACGTCGACCAAAACCGACTAAGGAGACTCATGTCTAAAACGGTAGCGGAAAACACTTCCATCCCGTCCAACGCTGGCAAACTTGAAGCCAGCGAAATCCAAGAAGTGGCCAAGTCCACGCCATCTCCGGAGAAGTTTGTCGAGATTACCATTCCGGCCTCCGACCTCTACGACCACACCCACCCGGGTGTGCAGCTCAATCGGCACCGGTTTGAACCCGGCAAAACCTATCTGGTTCGCCAGGATGTGGCCTCGGAAATCACCATGCGGCTCAAGATGTTCGATAGGGAGCAGGTTCGATTGCTCCGTCCGAACGCCGACCGCAAGTCGCTCAATGAAGTCAACAAGGGCTCAAGCTGGACCTCGCGTGGGGGCACCACAGTTGCCCTGGATGGCGGGGCCGGGGACTTGGGCACTGGCGACGAAAAAGTTTACACAGTGGATTTCTAACTGTGGCAGACTTCAATATAGCCGTAAAATTGGTCCTCGTTCACGAGGGCGGCTACACCCCCGGACTCCCTGGAGACCCCGGGGGTGAAACCAATTTTGGAATTGCTAAGCGTTGGCACCCCAATTTGGATATTAAGAATCTAACCCCTGAACAAGCCTCCGCCATCTACCATAAGGAGTATTGGAGCTTTGACGATGTGGCGGACCAGCAACTGGCCAATTGTGCCCTGGACTGCGCAGTGAATCAAGGACAGGCCGTGGCCAAGCAGTTTCTTGTGAGCTTTAAGACGCTGAGGGAGTTTCAATTGGCCCGGCTGCTACGATATGCCTCTTTGGGCAAAACGCAATTCAATCACTCGTGGTTCGAACGCACACTGGATGTCTAATGTGGCTTGCTTCTATTTGCTTCGACATGGCCTTACTAACGATGATTTGCCTGACCGCAATGTGGTCAGTGGATGGCTGGAGGTGCCTCTCAACAGCCAGGGACGTTCGAATGCTCACAAGGCTGCCGGGTTACTCAAACCACGAGGCATTACTTCTATCACCAGTTCGGATACCAAACGGGCCCTTCAGACGGCCAAGATTGTCGGAGGCTGTTTGGACCTGCCGATAATTGAGTCCGACAGGCTCCGGAGCTGGAACATGGGCTCTATGCAGGGCATGGATGCCGAGGTAGCTAAACCCTTTCTGACCTATTTCCAGGAGAATCCCGACTTGCGGCCGCCCAAAGGCGAGAAGTTTAGGCAGTTCTACAACCGCTTCAAGGGCGTGTGGCTGGCCACAATTAGCTATGTAAAGCGGTTTCCCAATGCGCATCCCCTCTTGGTTACGCACTCTCAGGACCTGGATATTGTGGATTGGTTCTTGGATGATATTGAGCCCGGAGGCGCGTTGGAGTTCGGGGAGGGAATCAAGCCCGGTGGAATTTTGGAGGCTCGAATCGACGATGAGGGTCAAATTTCAGTTAGAAAAGTGAGGGCCTAGGATGCCAGTTACAGACTTCATAGCCAAACTAGTTGGCGGCTCAGTTGGAGACGCCGTAAAGCAAATTGTCAGTGCTTTTAAGGCCGACCCCACCATTGTCGCCCAAAATCAGGAGCGCATAGCCGAGATTACCCTGGAACTCCAGGAGAAGCTTCAGGATGCCCTCAGTAACGAGATTACCCAATCCGCCGAAGTTATCAAGGCCGAAGCCCAAAGCCAAAGCTGGTTACCTCGAAATGTGCGGCCGTTATTGCTTTTCCTATGGGGCACTTTAATTACCTTTAATTATTTTTTGCCTCTTCTGGCACACTTCTCAGCGGCCTTTCAGCAGGTGCAGCCCCTAACGCTTCCGGATTGGCTCTATAAACTTACAGCCATTGGGTTCACAGGCTATGTAACGGCGCGCACTTGGGAGAAATACACGGATACTGACCACTAATGGCTCTGACTGTTCAAAGCGTGGCCAATGACGCCTACACGGACCTCCGCCAGGTTATAGGCATTAGCACGCCGGACCTTACCAAGTTCACACCCTGGGTGGACCGCATACACAAGGATTGTCTGCATAGCTCGGTCTATAGCTATTTGAATGTGGCCACCACACAGTTTAACACCGTGGCAGGCCAGACGGGCTATGCGCTCACGCCCACCAACATCCGGCGCATTCTGGGCGTCTACGACTTCACTCGGCAGCGCATCCTTTTTCCAGTGGAGCGGGCCACCACTCCGGTCTCGCAGGTTGAAAAGCAGGAGACCAACCCGGGTCAGCAGGGAGCTCCGCCCCAGACCTTTGGTATGCCCGCTCAGAGCCCCATCAGTCTACAGGTAGCTCAGCCCGGCTACTTCCGGCACATCGGGGCCCAGCAGCTCAATCTCTATCCCACACCCCAGGCCCCTCTTCAGATTAATGTCTCTTATGAGCAACAGGTGGCCACACTTGTGAATCCCACAGATGTGCTCCTCATGCCCGAGGATGCCCGGGACATGGTCGTGGCCGGAGTGAACTACTTGCAGTGCACCTATTTGAAACGCCTGGAAGAGGCCCAAATTTGGGCCAGCATCTATAGCGCACTAAAGAAAGGCGAATCGCTGGTCTAATGCAGAGATACAACAATAACGTACAGGGCCCAAATGGCCAGGCCATTGTAGGCGCGGCCGTGGTGGTTACAGCAGCGGCTAATCCAGCTGGGACAGGCGCGCCGGCCATTGTTTATAGCGATGATGGCCTCACACAGATTTCAAACACGCTCCTCACGGATGCGCTTGGACGGTTTGGCTTTTATGTGCCCAGTGGCAAGTACGATTTGAGCTTCAGTGGTGGTAGCCCCCTGATTAGCCAGCCCTATGTGCTGGCTAATGTGGAAATCACGGACCATTTGGAATTTAAGGTCCTGGATACCACGCCCCTAGCGGCCGAAATTCTGAATTTTACGGAACTTCCTAGCGGTCCCACGCCGCCTATTGGCACCATCAACCTCTATAGCAAGACGGCCGACAAGCTCATGTACTATAAGAATGATGCTGGGATTGAGGTCGGACCATTGGGGAGCGGTTCGGGTGGTAGCCCGCCGGCGGGTTCTACGGGGGCCATTCAGACCAACAATGCCGGGGTATTTGGGGCCGGCCCACAGGTTTCGACGGTGGCCATCAAGGCCCAATTACCCCTCGACCCCATCCAATACGTGTCCGCAAATGGCAATGATAGCAATGATGGCCTTAGTCTAGGCAGTGCCAAGCTAACGGTATATGCGGCCCTACAGGCCCTCCCGGGTGGTTCCGTGGGTACGGTGGGAAACGGCAAGGTTGTGCTAAGCGGTACGGTGGCCTATGGCGGACCTTTGGCCCCCGTAGGGGGCATGTGGCTAATGTCAGCCAATGACCCAAACTTCACCAACCCCCCAATTGGTTGGTTAAAGCGCGGCGGAGGCGGCTTAATTCTGGACTGTATCGCGGGCACACTGGCGGCACCACACGGGCATACTGTCAGTTGCACCATGACAGGCGGTGGCAACACCGACAACGTTCATCCGGCCGTATGGATTTCTGGCGGAGCCGGAAACGTAGTTATCAACAATATTGCATTCGGAAACTTCCTAAACACCTACGTCAAATATGGTATCGACAGCAACAACAATCGGAGCGGTACGGGCGGCTCCAGCGGTTTTGCCATGAGTAATGTATCCTGGAATCATGGTAGCGGCCGGCTGGGCGGTGGACCAGGCTTGGATATAGGCTCACAGTCCTTTTGGATTTGGCTAAAGGGTCTCACTGTATCGGGGGCTTCTCCTCAAGTTTTCACTGTGGCCGGAGCCACGCGGGCATCTGCTATAACAACCATTACCACGTCTTCGACACACAATATACTATTCGGGGATACCGTAACGCTTACAAACATCCCAGATGACAGTTTCAACGGAAGCTTTACCGTGACGGGTGTTCCAGATAATCTGCATTTTACCTATGCCAACACGGGGCCGAACAATTCCTCAAGTACGGGACAGGTTGTTACAGCCGGCGCTGCGGCTATCAATATCGATAGTGGTCCAACAGGTGCAGGTTCGGGTCTGGTCTTCATGGACGACATCAATTTGAATAACGGATGTATCCGTCTTAGGCCCGGCAACAATGGCGGTAGTATGTATATTCGGAACGTCAGCTATGAAGGCAGTGGCGTTCCTGACCCACCGATTGTGTTGGTTACCAGTGTGGTCACCACAGGCCAAGGCGGGGGCTTTGCCGTTCGAGTTGACAACGTCGAAACATCCGATACAAGCATCCCAGTTTCTGTCGTCCAGGTTGACAATGCCACATCCTTTCCTGATAGCGTAGTGGTTAGCCGTATTGCCGGACCGGTTCGCGGCCAAATGGTCTTGCTAGGCGGGGTTTTCCCGACGGGTCCTTCGACTGCCTTGAGCCGGGGGCAATTTGGCCTGCAACAGGGCCAGATTACAGCAACTGGAATTGATGTTGCCCGGAGGGGTTTTTCACCCGTGTTGGCTCCAGGGACTAACCTGGCAACAACCAATCCCACTGGCTGGACATTTAATACCGGAGCGGGAACTATAACACCGGGAATTCTGGCGCCTGATGGGACTAACAACGCCGGTAGAGTTACCGGGTCCGGAATGGCCTTTGTGCAGTTCTTTGGGAATACCACAAATCTCAACCTGGGTGATGTGTATGTTTTTGGAGTTTGGGCTAGAGCTGTGAATGGCCAGTTTGTTGGAAATACCAACCCAATTAAGTTCACATTCAACAGCCTTGGGTTAGGCGCTGGAGATACCTGTGCGGGCTATCCTGGAAATCCCGGGGGCAACGGCATTATACTGGGTAATCGAACGGGCGGCTTTATCTCCGACGGCCAATGGCAATGGTATTCTGGCATCTGTACGGTGGCTTCAAATCCCACAACACCAGGTACATCTTTTACCGGCACCGTGGATAGCGCGCATGCCGTGGATTTTTACGCACCCGTTATGATGCTATTTCCGGCAGGAACAAAGAGCAACAACGAGGTCTTTGAAATAGCCAACAACCTGGCATCCTTCACCGGGAATACGGGTGAAATTTGTATGCTCCCAAGTCAGCGATTCCGGCCGGGCACCACGACCTTCGCCAATTTAGGCTCTCCGCCCAATGGCGTAACCTTTATTGGTTGCTCGGACTGTACCGTGGCCAACCCATGCGGAGGCGGCGGAACGGGTGCACTGGCCAAGAGCCTGGGCGGAATCTGGGTGTGCAACTGATGCCTATTGCTATTCCAGGCCAGCACCTCTCGGTGCCATGTGATGTCTGTAGGTTGGTGGACAAGGATTTGTCCCATAAGACCTGTGGCTATTGTTCTCTCTGCGATGCCTACATCTGTGAGTGCTGTATGAATAACTGGCCTCGAAGGCTTAAGGCCGCCGCAAAGCGTATGTTAGAGCCCAACTATAGGGGCATGCCGGATTATGTGAAGCTGGCCCAGCAAGGAGACCGCCCATCGCAATCATAGTTCCAACAAACACCGGCATGGGCCTGGAAGGTGGCTGTGTAAGTCTCTATCCCACGGCTCAGACGGTGGTCAACAGTGTGTCCACGGACCTCTTGCAGCGCATTGCGCCCGAGGACCCAGTGCTTTTGGACTACATCAACCGTGTGCAGCTGCAGCTTATGCGCGTATCGAGGTGGAAATTTCTGCAGAGTCCGCCCCAGCGCTTTGTAACGCAGCTGGGCCGGAGCGACTACTGGATAGGGCCGGTGGGCTCCGGGCCCTTGGATGTGGTAGATACGGGCCTGAACATCAGCAATATAGGGCCCATCAAGACCGATACCTTCTACGACAGGTCCAACTTCCATTTGCTCAAGCGCACCAATGAGCAGCTGATTAGCTCACCCTTTGTCAACAGGGATATGTCCTCGCGCTTGGGACCGCCCCGAATGTGGCGGAATGCCCCCGACACGGCCTGTGTGATTAACCTGTACCCTGCGCCGGATAATCAGAATAGCTATCAACCCGTTCCGGAGCCACCGGCCCTGGGTTCGGTCTCAGGAGGCGCTCTGCCGGCTCGCATCTATTTTGTGCGCACCACGTTTGTGGACAGTCTGGGCAATGAGAGCTCGGCCTCTTTGGAGGGCCGGGTGTTCATACCGGCTGGCAACGTGCTCGTGGTCCAGCCCCCGCAAGAGGTCCCAACTGCAGCCTCAGGCATTAAATACAACCGCTTTAATGTGTATGCCTTCAATGCCGGCACAAATGAGGTCCAGGCCAATGGCACCGAGACGCTAGTTAATGCCACGCCGCTCAGCACTACGGCGCCCTATGTGGAGCCCCCTACGGGATTTGCCACCAATGGCCTGAGCTTTCCCACGGCCAACCTCTTGGAGCCCATGGGCGGCTACCTGATTGAGTTCCGGTATTTCCAGGCCAAGCCCCAAATCAATGCGCTTACCAATACCCTACTGATTCCCTCGGACTACTTCGATATCCTGGTGGCTGGTGTGAACTACTTCACGGCCCAATTCCTAAAAGATGAGAGTGCTCAGGCCTACTGGCAACAGGAGTACCAGAGTGGTATCGTGGGCATGATTAGAGATAAAAATCTGTTTCCCAAGGGTCCGGAGTTCATGAGTCCGGACCCCACCTCGAATGCCCTTATGGCCTATTATGGTTACGAGACCGTTGACCAGGCCAACTTTCCCTTTAGTTCAGGTTAGGCGCCCAATGAAAGAATTTTTTGGAAGCATAGTCATGTGGCTTGTGGCCGTCTTGGCCGACCTTAAGTCCTCCTCGTGGACGGACGCCAACTTTGTGGAAAGCAACCCCTATTGGCGCGATGCCAATGGCAATTTGTGGCTGGCCCATGCCCTTTCACACTGTTTATTCCAGAGCATTGAACTGTCATTTGCATCCATAGCGGCCTATATTGCAGGCAGTTGCGTCAATAGAAAAGTCGCATCGGCCATGGCCTGTTTGCCTTGGGCCTATTCAGCTTATGGACATTTTGGGGCCGCCTTGGGCAACTACATGATTCATCTCAAGATGTATGTGGGCATAACCGTTGGCTGAAACAGTCATAACCGCCGCGCGTGAGGAGCACCGCTACTATCCCTATCAGGGCGTCTTCTACCTGGCCCGGAAGAGCTTTTGGGCCGCGGGCCAAGACTCTTGGACCGAACCACCGGCCCAGAATCCCGACAACTTCACTAATCTCACCAATGTGGAGCCCGTGCTGCAGGGCATTCTGGAGCGTCGGAGGGGCTATGGGCTCTTTAGTCTGCAAGCCCCGGCAGTGCCCTATACCCTGGGCTATAGCTTTAGGAATGACCTTTTGGGTCTACGGGAGGTCATTTGGACCTCGCCCTCAAACATCCTAGTTACGACCGAAACGGGCCAGAGCTTCATTCCTAGTCTATTCACGCCTGGGCCTAACGCCCAGGCGCCCCGTATGGTCCTGAGTCGGAACTATGGCTATTTTGCCGATGGCGTGCCGGGAGACTATAAGAAATTCGATGGCACCCTGAATGCCCTCAATGTCACCAAATGGGGCATCAACATAAACGATGTCGGGACCTTGGTGTTTGGGCCAAATGATGCCACGACCGCCGCGGACCAAAGCGCCTCCGGAGCCGGCCCGGGAGCCCAAGGACCCTTGGGTTGTCTGACGGGCACAGATGCTCTGGATGGAGATGCCGCTTGGAATACCCCAAGTAATGTTTCAGTGGCCGGTCAGGTAACTTCGACCATCCTAGATGCCGTAGTGGCACCTATTTCCGATAGTCTTTTGGTGACGAACTTTGGATTCAACATCCCAAGTGGGGCAACAATCAGCGGCATTGTGTTTAGTTTCTCTAGAAAGTGCAACGCCACTTTCTCGGCCAAGGATTTCAATATCTCGGTCCTGCAAGGCGGGGCGGCCGTGGGCACAAATCATGCCAACAGTCACCCCTGGCCAACCAGCCTAACCCCAATGACCTATGGGGCCTCCACGGACCTTTGGGGCGCTTCTTGGACTCCGGCCCAGATAAACGCCAGCAATTTTGGCCTTAAAATCCAGGTCATAGATGTTTCTACGAATCCCAATGATGTTTCTAATACCATCTCAGTAGCCGGCATTGTTACCGCAACGGTCTACTATAACGTTACGAATTCACCCAGCTGGAGCAATGTCAATGGCAGCTTCAGCAATAACCCCGCTTCGCCGGCGACTGCTACGGCCACAATCGGGGCCTCTAGCGACTTGCGTAATGGGGGTTTTGGCCTGGCACCAACGCTCACGAATGCCGTCACGGGAATCCAAGTGGCCATCACCTGCAGTACCTCGGGTGGTCTAATAAACCTGAATCCCATTTTGGTCAAGAATGGCCTCACGACGGGTAGCCGAAAGACCGCCGTTGTGGGCAATCCGGGCTTCTCCACAATCACCTTTGGCGGTCCCAATGACCTCTGGGGTGCCTCCTGGTCGCCGTCGGACATAAACGGCGTCGGGAATTTTGGTGTACAATACAATGTCTCGACCACAGCCGGCTCGGCCACGTTCTCGGTGGATAGGGTTCAGATTACCA